GGCGTTGTTGGCGTTGGAGGATTACGGCGACGGGTCGGGGATTCTGTTGGACCGCCCGTGGAACCGCGAGTCGGATCTGCCGAGGGCGTCGTGGGCGGAGCTTCCGGCGTTGGTTGCAGCGTTGGTGGAAGCGGTCGGATCTGCCCCGGAGGGGGAACGGAAGTGGGAGTTGGCTGAGGCTCTGGCCGAAATGGTGTGAAATCCTCAACCCGAGGTTGCGTATCGTTCAACTATGCGGTATCTTGACGTCAATCCACAAACGAAAGAGCACCACCATGTCAACCACAGTCACCACAACCCTCCGCAACGCATCACTCGGGGATCTCGTCGAGACGCTGAAATCCCAACAGGATCTCCGCTTCGACCACGTCGCCACAGCCAGCCGCCTCTCGTTCAAGGACGGGAGCCTCGTCATCGACGGAGCGGGCGACAAGATCATCACCGAAGCCGGGGTCGCTGACGGTGACGCGGTGCTCCGACCGACAGACGTGTTCGACTCCGGCATCGCCGACCGGTTGGGTATCCCCATCAAGTACCTCCGCCGGATGCGCTCCGAAGCCATCGCTGGCAGCTTCCTTGACGAGAACCCGTACGCCAGCCTCCTCGACGCCAACGTCAACACTTGGCTCAACGCAGACCCGGAACGCAAGTACCTGATTCGCGGGTTCCTCTCCCCCGAAGGAGGCGAAGGGATGGCCCGGGCGTTCCTGTCCAACGGGTTCGCGGCGTACGACAACCTCGACTTCCTGCTCGCCGCTCTCGCTGGTGCCCGCGAGGCCGGGGTCAACCTCGACGTCGTCGGAGTCGACCTGTCGGAACGTCGGATGCGGGTCAAGGTCGCGTGCCCTGAAATCGCGGCGCTCGCCCCGATCCTGCTGAACAACTACCGGTCGCCGTTCGACGACACCACCCCGGAGCGGGCGTTGGCGTTGGAGTCCCACGGTTGGCTGCGCCCTGACGATCGCCCGACGGTGTTCGCCGGGTTCGTGATCGGCAACTCCGAGACGGGGAACGGCTCGTGGTCGATCACGCCGCAGCTCACGGTCCTCGCTTGCCGGAACGGTCTCACGATCAAAGCTGACGCGTTGCGAGGTGTGCATCTCGGAGCGAAGCTCGACGAAGGCGCGGTGTCGTGGTCCGGGGAGACGCAGCGTCGCAGCGCGGAGCTGATCTCATCTCAGGCCGCCGACGCTGTCCGGTCGTTCTGCTCGAAGGAGTACGTCGACGCCAAGGTGGCCGAGATGGAGGTGAAGGCGGGGGTGCGAGTCACCAACCCGACCGACACTCTGGAGCGGGTCGCCAAGCAGTTCGGTTTCAGCCAGTCCGAGCAGGATCTCATCCTCGCCGACTTCATCTCTGGTGGTCAGTCCACCGCTGGCGGTCTGATGCAGGCGGTCACGTCGGCAGCTCAGCGTGTGTCTGACCCTGATCGTGCTGCGGAGTTCGAGGACGCCGCCCTCGACGTGTTGGAGTTGGCGGTCAAGCTCGCCGGATAATGTGGTGTTCTCCGGTTGGAGGAGCCGGACCCTTCCTACAGGGGTCCGGCTTCTTCGCGTTTTCGGTGAAATCCTCCCATAGAGGTTGTGTATAGCGAGGAACTACGGTATATTGGAGTTGCAGGGGGAAGGTCCCCCGGGAAGGAGGAGGGTCGTGAGGATCTTCCACCGCCAGCCCCGCCGGGTGTTCAAGCCACGCCCGCCGGTTCGCCCACCGGCCACCCAGTTCGCCGCCATCCTCCGGGTTCAGCGGGCCAACTGACCGGGTGAGTCTCGGAGGGAGTCGGAAAGCGTAGGAACAACCAAAGACCGAGGACTGACCCTGTGAGTCGACTCGCTCCGTAGCCTACGAAAGTCCGGTTCCCGCCAAGCCCCATCCGGCTTCGTAAGACATTCCCTCTCACGCGGTGAAAGAGCCTCCGGTGGGTGGGGGATGTCTTACGAAACCAAATGGGACTGCCTCCCCGGGTTGCATAACGTAGCGTGAACCGCTACAGTGAAGTTGTGAGAGAAGCCACCAAAAGGACCACCACCATGAGCACCACCGCAGAGACCACCGAGTTCTTCTACGGACCGAAGTACCAAGCTCGCATCGCCAAGCTGCACTACGGCCCGACCGGCTTCGAGTGTACCCACTGCGGGCGCAAGCTCACCGGGGCCAACACCCGCTACGCCGTCGCCCCCCATGCCGAAGCCGATGATCCCGCCGCCCTTCTCGGGTCAGAGTGCGCCAAGGCAGCCACCGCCGCCGGGTTCACCGTCCTGACCGAGAACCCCGACTTCGACTACTGACCGACCACGAGGAGCACCACCATGAACGAAGCAGCCATCGCAACCTTCAAGGTTGGAGAGAAGTACGAGACCCGCTCACACGGTGACTACGACTGCATCTTCCGTTTCGAGGTCGTCGCCCGGACCGCGAAGTTCGTCACGTTCGCCCAGTACGGCAAGACCTTCCGCGTCGGCATCAAGATCCACGACGGGTACGAGTACGTCCTCCCCTACGGCGCATACAGCCTCGCCCCCATCCTTCGCGCCGGAGCAAAGCTGGTCGCAGCATGAGCTACCCGTACCTCAACTCCGATGCCCCTGAAATCGCTGACCTGTTCGAGCGTGGTGAAATCCCCGCCCCGGGCCTTACGGTCATAGCGACGTGCGCTGGCTGTGGCGACCGTGTGGAAGGGTTCCCCTCCGGCGAATGGTCGACCTGTTCATGCCCGGCGGACCCGGCGGCGACGCTCTCGGAGTTCTGACCTCACTTGGCTCCCCGGTCCGATGGGGTGCGCTCGCTAGTGTGAGTGGATGCGCCCACCGATACGGACTGTCGTAGCACCTGACCGGCGGGGCAGTTTCGTGATGCGCTCCCCGTCGAACCACGAGTCCCCGCTGAAAACGGTCGACGAGATCGAAGCGCCGATCACGAAAGAGAACTGGCAACAGGACGCGTACTCGTTCGTCGAAGCCATCGGCGAGGTCGGCTATGCACTGAACTTGAAGGCCAACATGATCGGCCGGTGCGTCATCCGCCCCGAGGTTCGCGTCCCGAACACCGACGAATGGGTCGAGACCGACGATCCCCGCGTGTTGAGAGTGCTGGCAGCGTTCAAGCCACCCGAAGGCGGCCAAGGTGAGCTGCTACGACAGGCCGCCCTCAACTATGAAATCGCAGGGGAGTGCTACCTGTTCGGCCAACCGATCGTTGACGAACGCAAGCGTTCGGCGGGCCTGTTGTGGGAGTTCCTGTCGACGTTGGAGCTGAAAGTCGAGAAGGGCGGCAAGGTCACACGCAACGCGTGGGGTGGTTCGCAAGGCAAAGCGGACGTCGACGTCGACGCGTACGTCGCTCGCCTCCACCACCGCGACCCACGGTACTCAGCTCGCGCTGATTGTCCGATGCGGCGCGTTCTCCCGATCTGCCGGGAACTGGTGCTGTTGACGCAGGTGATCGACGCGATCGCCAAATCCCGTCTCGCCGCCGGGCTGTTCTACGTCCCGTGGGAGGTTTCGTTTGGACCGTCGGACGAGTTTGAGAACCCCGGAGATCCCGCTACTGGTGGTGACGAGTTCGAGGAGGAACTGGCCCGACATATCAACTCGCCGATCGAGGATCGCACGTCGGCGTCATCGCTCGTCCCGCTGCTGATGCGCGGCCCGGCGTTCATCAAGGACCACCCGGCGAAAGACCTGATGGGGCGAATCGACCTGACACGCGACCTCGATGGTCTCTACAAGGACCTCCGACAAGAGGCTTTGGAACGGCTGGCGGCGGGCTTGGACATCAACCCCGAGGTGATGACCGGGAAAGCGAACCTGAACCACTGGACGGGGTACAACGTCGACGCAGACTTCATCGCGAAGCATGTGATCCCGTTGGGCGATGTCATCGTGGGGTTCATCTCGTCTGCGTATCTGCGGCCGATGTTGACGATCTTCGAGGCGTTGGAACCGGAAGAAACTGAGTGGTTCCGGTTGGCGCTCGATGTGACGCCGATCACCGCCGAGACGGACCTGTCGGACAACGCCACGACCGGGTTCGGACTTGAAATCGTGTCGGAGGACGCGTGGGTTCGCCTGAACGGTCTGGACGAGGCGGACATGCCGTCGACAGAGGAACGTGAGCGCCGGACCTTGGAGCGACTTCTGTACGCTCAGCCGACGTTGGGACCGGCGATCCTGCCGTTGCTGTACCCCGACGACAAGGATCTGCCCGCCGCATTGGAAAAGTGGCAGACCGGCCAGTCCGCGCCGGGTGGGGCGCAGGACCCGCCGGGAGCGATTGGGCCACCGCAGTCCGGCGGTGCCGAACCGCCGAACGTCCCAAGGTTGGCGAACGTGTCGCCGACCGTGCTCGGTGTGTTGCTCGCCGCGGCCGACCGCGAACTCGACCGGGGTCTGGAACGCGCCGCTAACCGGTTGATCTCGCGGTTCAACGGTATCGACCGGGAGGAAGCGGACCGGTTGCGAGGGTCGAAACGGTCTGAGGTGTTGACCGTCGCCGGTTCGGAGCTGGCGATACGCGCCGGTTTGGGTCGTGAGGAGCTGTTCTCGGGATGTTGGAGCGATCTCCAAATCCGGGTGGCGGATTGGTTGCGCGTCGCTTTGGTCGATCAGGGCGCTGACCCATATCTGGCGCAGCAGAGCGCTGAGGTAGCTGCCGCCGAGTTGGCGGAGCAACTGTCGATGTACGCGGTGACAGCGTTGGACCGCCGCCTTTCGGTTGGTACTAACGGGTTCAAGATCCCAACCGAGTTGGTCGTGTCCGCGTTGGTGGCTGGCGACCTGATTCGGAGCTGAGACCATGCCCATCTTCTCGTTCAGCGAGGCGGACCGGAAGCGTTGGGCGGCGCAGGGCGCGCTGGCGGTGCAAACAGCGGCGGAACGCACGCGCGCCTCGATGGCGGACAACCTCGAAGCGTTCGGTGAGGACAGCTTCCCCGACGTCCCGGGCGAAGTGTTCGACCAGCAGGAATGGCTCGACGAGATGAACGGTGAGATCGCCGACTACTTCGACGAGATCGCCGCCGAAGCCGCGTACGCCTTCGCCGATGGTGCTGAGATTGACCCTACCGACGGGGAGGACGGCGGCCCGGGGTTCTTCACGTCGGCGGCGATCCTCGCGATGACCGGGTTGATCGGGTACGAGATCGCTCAGCAACTCTCGAACCGTGGTGAAATCGTGGCGGACCGTGTCGAGACGTTGATGGGCCGTGGGTCCGAGGACGGGTGGGATTCGACCCGTTTGGGTGACGAACTGGGGTTGGGTGAGGACACATCGGGGCCGTTGTCCGACGCGTTGGCTGAGGCGATGGGTGAGTCGTCGGCGACGTCGATCTCCGAGGGCGCAGCTCACGGGATGATTGAGCTGGGCCAGATGGTCGGCACGAAAACGTGGAACTGCATGTTCCGCAACTCGCGGGATTCACACATGGACGCTGACGGTCAAACCGTCGCGGTTGACGAACTGTTCGTTCTCGCTGGTGGCGAGGGGATGTACCCGGGGGACCCGGAGTTGCCCCCGGAGGAGTCGATCAACTGCGTGTTGCCCGACACGGTGCTGTCAGCGGATGAAATCTCGCGTGCTTACCGGCGGATCTATTCGGGTCCGGTGGTGAGGTTGTCCACCCGGGCCGGACACGATCTGACCGTTACCCCGAACCACCCAGTGCTCACCGGCCGTGGATGGGTTCCGGCGTGCGAGGTGCAACCATCGGTCGATCACCTCTATCGCCTCGTTGACGAGGCGGTCATCACGGGGGTTGATCCACACATACAAGGAGACCCTGCCTCCGAGGTGTTCGTTGCGGCTCGTGACGCCGGGGTCGTTCATCGGGTTGTTGGTTCTTCGATGGACTTCCACGGCGACGGACGGGTAACCGATGTCGAGGTTGTATCGACCGACCGGCTCTTGCGGACGTCCGACGTGGCCGCGTTGAGCAAGTCGTTGCAGGAGTTCATGCTCGTGGGAGCCGACGAACTGGAGGGTGCGCTCGCGGGTCCGGGCTTTGGCCGTCAACTCGTTGGTCCCGGCCTTGCTTCCGCGTCGGGCGGCGTGGGCGGCAACGACCGACGCGGGGTGTCGTTCTTGTCTGGTTCGTTGGGCTTCGCTCCGTCCTCGGAGTTCAGTCCCGGCTTGGGTGAGCCGATGGTTGATCGTCCAACGGGACACGTTGAAATCTCGGGCGAGGCTCTGGACGGACTCGCCGGTGTGGTAGCGGCGGACGAGGTCGTCAGTATCGAGTGGGGTCAATGGTCGGGCTATGTGTTCAATCTTGGCACGGCTTCCAACTGGTATGGGGCGAACGGGTTGATCGCCCATAACTGCCAGTGTTGGGTGACGTACTCGATCGACTCGCCGGATGAGGGTGTGGTTGAGGGTGAGGCTTCCGCTGACGAGGAGGGCGGAGCGTTGGCCGACATCACCCCGGGTGACGGCGGTGATGGGACGGCGGATGCGGAGGCTTTGTCGGTCGGGAGGGTCCCTCAGAAGCGTGGGGTCGGCCTCTACGCTGCCGGGGACGTTGCTCTGCTGCGAGATGGGACCGATTCGGTGACTTTGGTGAACGCGAAATCAGCTTCGGCGGTCTCTGACGGCAGCCGTTGGGCTGTTCGCGAGTTCGGTGGCCCGGGGTCGGGGCCACACAAGTTGACCGACGCTGAGAAGGCTGATCGCGCTGAGCGGAAGGCTGTGATCGACGAGCAGAAGTCGTTGAAGGGCACGACCGGGAAAGAGGGTCGCCCTCGCGACGAAGCGAAGATCGCTGAGATCCGCGGCACAAAAGGTTCGGACACCCAAAAGGACTTCAAGGACGCCAACGGGAAATACACCCCTGAACGTCAAGCTCTCCACGCTCAGATCATCGCTTCGTTCCTTGAAGGTGTACCCAAGGCTGACGGGACACCGTCGGTGACGTTCCTTGGCGGCGGTCCGGCGGCAGGCAAGTCGACGGTCGAGACTTCGGGGCGGAGCGGTATGCCGAGCACCGCGAACCGTGAGGCGGTGTTGGTCAACGCTGACGAAATCAAGAACATGCTCCCTGAGATGGACAAACTCGTCGAGGCGGGCGACCGGGGCGCAGCCGGGTTCGTCCACGAGGAATCGTCGGACGTCTCGGCGATGTTGCTACAGGCCGCTCTCGACGGTGGTTACCACACTGTTGTCGACGCTGTGGGTGACAGCTCAACGGAGAAGATGGGAGCGAAGATCGACGCTGCCCGCGCGTCGGGCGCTGCGGTCAAGGGTTTGTATGTGACCGCTCCAACTGATGTGGCTGTGGCGAGAGCTGAAGCTCGCGGTGAAAAGAAGGGGCGGTTCGTGGGCGAGTCGATTGTCCGGGCCGGACATGCGTCGGTGTCGAGAATCTTTCCGCAGATCGCAGACAAGTTCGATTCGGTTCAACTGTTCGATTCGGGCACCGGCGGCGAACCCAAACTCCTTGGTGAGGGAACGTTCGGTCAACCATTCACGGTCCACGACGACGCCGGGTATGGCACGTTCTTGGCGAAAGGTACTGCCTGATGGCTACTCCAGAGTTTGACGACATGGTGAAGATGTTGACCGACATCCTGAACGAACGCGAGTTCAGCGGTCCGCCCGAATGGAAGGCGACGTGGGACACACTTGTCGCTGAGATCGACGCGATGCCCGAAGGGGCGGTTGTTGACATCCCCAATGAAATCCCGTTGGTGGAGCCACCCGAGGGCGGGTGGACCCCGCGGGAACCGGTGGCCCCGGCGGCACCGGAGGGAAACGCGGACACCCCTGTCGCTGCGGCGAACCTTCGTGGCGGCAACTTCTCGTACCAGTTGCCGTCGAACCCGGCTGGTCCTGTCCACATGATCCAGTGGGGCACCCCGGAAGGTTCGTGGGTTTCCCGCGCCAAGACGTTCGACCGGAACTCTGACGCGGTGATCGTGTCGTTGGAGCCGACACCGCTCGAAAAGTCTGCGTTGGCTGTTGGTGATGGCGCGGCGGCGGACGGTTTGCATGTGACGTTGTGCAAGTTGGGAACGGTTCAGAGCTTGGGTGACGAGGGTCGCCGTCTGATCGGGTCTGTGTGCGCGTTGCTTGGCGCTGAGTACCGTCCGATCGAAGCGTCGATCGGTGGGATCGGCTGGTTCGGCGCGGCGGACGCTTCGACGGTCGCGTTGGTGAACGGTGCGGAGCTGCCAGCGTTGCGGCACGCGGTGTGTTCGGCGTTGGCTGAGGCGGGGTTCCCGGCGGTGGACGATCTCGGGTTCATGCCGCATGTGACGTTGGCTGACGGGCCTGTTGATGCTGCGTCGGTTGTCGGCCAGTCGTTGACGTTCAACGAGCTGCGAGTGCGGTGGGGGAACGAGGTGTTGGCGTTCGACCTCATCGGGATAGCGAAACCCCCGGTCGCGCCGGAGCCGATCCTCGAAATCGCCCCGGAGGCACCGCTGACGTCCGCTGAGCGGCTCGAAGCGGCGTTGGAGGTGTTCGGGGGGCCGGGGTCCGGTCCGCACAAGCAGGGCGACTCTGGTGGGGAGTCACCGAAGCAGGGGACGTTGCCGGGAACGGAGCAGAAACCGTCGAAACCGTCGATCGGGGATCGTCTCCGGGGGCTTGTCGGCAAGGACCCGAAGGGCGCTTTGCCTGACGGCCCGGCACCGGGGTACGGGACGGTCACCCCGATGAAGTGGACCGAAAACACGCAGGGACCTGAGACAGGGCACGACCCGAAGTACGACGGGCCGTCGTATACCGGTGTTGGCTCGGTGACGAACGCTACGGGCGCTGAGCAGGAAACGAGGAACGTCATCTCGTCGAACCCTGAGCAGACCGAGTTCACCTATGACGTGTCCATTCACATCGCTGACGACCCGGGAGGCGTTCGTGAAATCCCGGCGGGTACCGACACCGGGACAGCCCCGTCGTTGGATGAAGCGAAAGCTGCTGGGGACGCGTTGATCGAAGCCGCGGCGGCTGACCATGTGGCGGCTGTCGACCAAGCTGTCGCTGAAGCCGCCCCGTCGGGCCAACCGGCGATGCCTGACCCGGGTAACTGGTACTTCACTGGGGAGCGGTGGACGTTCACCGCGGAGGAGATGCCATCTGAGACTCCGCCTGTGGACATCACGTCGATCCCTGATGATGCTTTGGCGATCGAGCTTGGTCGACGCGCTGCCGTTCAGGCGGTTGAGGCGTTGGAAGCCGATGGTGGCGAGGTGTCAGCGTCGGCGAAAGCGATGATTGAGGAGAACGCTTTGGACGCGGTGGATTCGGCGTTGTCGGCGGCGATTCAGGGGTTGGCTGCGACCGAAGTGGCAACTGATGAAATCCCTGCGGAGGTCGCGGACGTCGCTGAGGCCACCGACCCGGTTGAGCGGGACGCTGTGACCGCTGCTGCGATCCGGGCGAGGTTGCGTGCCCGTCGCGCCGCTCGCGAGGAAGCGTTCAACGGTGACGACAGCCCTGTAGTCGTGATCGAGGTTGAGGTTGAGGGTCGCGAGGACGACGACGAGGGCGACGACGACGGCATGGAGATGTGCGACGAGTGCGGCGCTGTGATGGAACCGATGGACGGCCACTGCTCGGAGTGCGGAGCGATGATCGTTCCCCCGATGGGAGAGATGATGGCGAGCACCCCTGACCGACCGTACGAGTGGGAAGGGGTCCTCACTGTTGAGGGTGTCCCTTCGGGTGACAACCGGATGATCTCTGAGGGGTCGTTGACGTGGCGTGAGTTGCCGGTGCCGCTGATGTTGCAAACGGTGAACGCCCCGGGCCATGAGGGCGCTGTGATCTGCGGGTCGATTGTCGAGGTTGAGCGTGACGGCAAGTCGATCGTCGGTCGCGGTTACTTCTCGGCGAACGACGCCGGTGGGGCTGCCCGCCAGTTGCTTGATGAAAAGTCGATGCGTGGAATCTCGGTCGACATCGACTCGGTGCAGATGGTGTTCGCCGACCCGGCTGGTGTGGAGCTGTCGCGGGATCAGGCGATGGAAGCCCACGCGTTCGGTGATGGTGAGGTGTTGGAACTGATTGTGAGTGGTCGTGTGATGGGCGCGACGTTGACCCCGTTCCCCGCGTTTCAGGAGGCTCATGTGTATCTCCTCGGTCCAACAGAGAACGCCCCCGAGGCGTTGGTAGCTTCGGCTTCCGGTCCGATCTACCGGTCGACTCGACCGGCGGACGTTGTGCTCGCTGGCGACGACATGCTGGGCGCGTTGGTGGCGTCCGCTGGTGGTGCGGCGGCCGCTCCGCCCGCTGCGTGGTTCCAGTTGCAGCCGATGGACGTCCCGGTGCCGTTCACGGTGTCGGCCGACGGCCGGTGTTACGGGTTGCTCGCCCAGTTCGGGACGTGCCACATCGGGAACTCCGGTGTGTGTGTCGAAGTTCCGCAGTCCAACGACTTCCGGTCGTTCTACACGGGCAAGACAGTCCTCACTGCTGAGGGGACGAGCTTGTCGGTCGGTCCGATCATCATGGACACCGTGCATCCAAATCTTCGGATGCAGGCGTCGGACGCTCAGGCGTTCTACGCGCACACCGGGTGCGCTGTCGCTGACGTCAGGCTTTACACCAACGACCACGGCATTGTCGCCGCGGGTTGTGTGCGGCCCGAGGTTGACGAGTTGACGGTTCGCCGGTTCCGGGCGTCGGACATCTCACCTGATTGGCGTCCGATCGGCGGGCAACGCCGGTTGGTGAGCTTGTTGGCGGTGAACACGTCGGGGTTCTTGGTTGAGGGCATCGCAGCGTCGGCTGGCCGGTTCCAACCGTGGGGTCTTGTCGATCTCGCTACCGGTGAGCTGGGTGCGTTGGTCGCTGCTGGCGCTATCCACAACCCTGACCGTCGCACTGTGGGTGATGAGTTGGCTGAAATGCAGGCGCGTCTCGCTCAGCAGGACTCGATGATCTCAGTGTTGATGGCCCCTCATGTGGCCGCGGATCGTCGTGCCCGTACCTCTGTCGCGATGAGCGCGTTGGGGTTGGACTGTGGTTGTGGTTGCGGTGGGGCGTCGGGTGCTTCGTGTTCGACTGAGCGGGATGCTCGTCTCGCTGCTGCCCTTGGGTTGCTCGATGGGCCTCGGAGGGGCGCGGCGGTCCCCGTCGGGTGAGTAAGACCGGGCGTCGCGGTCAGTTGGCGTTCGCTGTTGACCCGACGTCTGATGCTGTAGCTGATCTCGCTGTTCTGCTTGGCCGTGAAATGTTCGGTGGTGACGGGTCGGGGCCGCAGGGTCGCTTGACTGAGGAGCAGAAGGCTGCGCGTCGCGAGAAGATGGCGAAGAACCGCGAGGAGAAGGCGAAGCAGGCGGAGAAAGAGAAGGCGGTGCCCGCCCCGGCAGCGGGTCGGGTCGAGGCGAAATATCTCGACTGGCATAAGTTGGCCCGGGACCCGGCGTTCGAGTCGTTGGCCCTCGCTGCTGCCGAGAACATGCTGGAGATGCAGGCAGCCTCGGTGTATGTGGCGTTGCCCTCGGGCGGTGATCCTTTGCTGGCTGGTCTGCTGGCGATACAGGGGTTCGATGGGTTGCCGACGGTGGTGTCGGAGGACGAGCTGGATCGGGTTGTCGCGGAGGACCCGGAATCCGAGTTCTACCGGGGCGTGTCGTCCCACATCGAGGTTGACGAACGAGGTTGGGAGAAGGTCGTCGACGGCAAGCAGGCCAAGGTGTCGGCGGGGGACAACGCTGAGCAGTTTCGGTCTGGTGACTTGTTCCCGGGGACGGGGGTGTACGGCAACGGGTCGTACTGCGCGAATCCCGGTCGGATACCGAACTTCAACGAGTCCGACGAGTTGCGCTTGAAGGGCCGTGAGGTGGCGTTCAAGTCCGCTAGGGCGTATACGGCGGTGGGGAGGCAAGGCCCGACTGACCCGGCGGGGTTGCTCCGGGGGGCGTTCAGCCCCGAAGCGAATATCGCTTGGTGGGCTGCCGACGAGCCTCCTCTCTTTCTGTCGCTCGGCGCTAAGGAGAAGCTGACAGAGGGAATCCCCCGGGACGCGATGAACAGGATCGTACCGGTGACCCGGGAGGACAAGGTGAAGTGGGGCACCATGTTGGTCCTCAACGACGTGGGCCGGTTCGCTGCGGCGAACGGGTGGGACGCGTACAACGTGCCGACGGGGATAGTGGTGCTCAACCGCACCGCGACGATGGTGCAGGACACGTCCCCGGGCCAGCCAGACGCGCGGCTTGGTGATCCGTTGTCCATCTCCGACCCGACGTCCGCCGCTGTCGTCGCGATGTTCAGTTCGCTGCGCGGTGAAATGTTTGGTGGCCCCGGCAGCGGCCCGCACAAGTTGACCGACGCTGAGAAAGCTGAGCGGCAAGCAGGGAAGGCTGATGCTCCGACGTCGGGTCGGGTAGCGGCGAAATACACCGATTGGCGTGAGACGGCGAAAGATCCGGCGTTCAAGGAGGCCGCCGCCGCTCGCGTCGAGGCGTACCTGTTGCTCAACAGTCAACCTGTTGGGCCGCTCCGCGACTGGGTTGGGAGCGAGAAGGTTGAGGTGTCTGACCGCACACCGGATGGTTGGAAGAACTCCACTGCTGACGTCGGGTTGGCTGCGATCCTTGCCATCCAAGGGTTCGACGGGTTACCCACAGTCGTTTCCAAGGAGGAACTCGATCGGGTTGTAGCTGAGCGACCTGAGTCCCAGTTCTTCCGAGGTGTCACGGGAGCTAGGGACACGCTGATCTCCCCTGACGGCCGCACCTTTGAGAGCCGCGACCTGAGAGTTCGCGAACTGGTCGAGGGTTTCAAGTCAGGACAGGTGTACCCGGGGCTTGGTATATGGGGGAACGGGACCTATGTGGCAACGACGACGATGCCATCGGGCGGTGGTGGGCCGCACGACACCATGAGCCAGAGGGGAGCGTGGAGGGAAGCTCAGTCGTACGCGTCGGACAGAGAAGGCAACCCCGACCCGGCCGGTGTGATTCGGGGGGCGTTCGGGGAGGGCACCCGGTTCGCGCCGTGGGACCACTTAGCGCCGGGGGAACAAGACTTCAGGCAGGAAGTGGTCGACTTCCATGTGAGCGACGCCGTCAGGACCGAACTTATCGGAGACATCCCCTATGGCAGCGAGGGTGTCTACGCACCGGAGACCCCCGACCAGACGGAACGGCTCGGCACATACTTGATGATGTCCGACCCCGGGCGGATGGCGGCGATGAACGGGTACGACGCGATGAATGTCCCGTCGGGGACGGTGTTGTTGAACCGGACGGCTGCGATTGTGCAGGACTCGGTTCCGTCCGAGCCGCGTCGGAACCCGATGGACGACTTCTTGTCCGTTGTTGATCCGACGTCGGCGGCGGTCGCTTCGATGCGTGCCGCCTTGACCACTCTGAGCGTTGAAATCTTTGGGGGTGAAGGATCAGGTCCGCAGGGCCGTTTGACCGAGGAACAGAAAGCCGCCCGGCGGGAAAAGATGGCGAAGAACCGCGCTGAGAAGCAGGCGAAGGAGAAAGAGAAGGCTGCGGTCCCACCGTCACCGCGTGTCCCCGCGAAATACACCGATTGGCGTCAAACGGTCAAGGACCCGGCGTTCATCGCGGCTGCCATCGCGGCCGCCAACGAGCTAGCGGTGGAGACGCGACGAGGCAGTGATGGCCGAATCGAACCCGTAGTAGGCGACCCGATGTTGGGTGTGTTGGCGAAGTTGCAGGGCTTCGACGGGTTGCCGACGGTGGTGTCCGAGGCCGAGATGGATCGGCTGGTCGCGGAGCGCCCCGCGTCCGAGTTCTACCGTGGGGTGAAAGGTTCGACTGAGTTCGTCGGCAACCAACCCGTTGAGGTGTCGGCGGGGGAGCACTCTGAGGCGTTTCGCACCGGCGATTACTTCCCGGGGACAGGCGTGTACGGCAACGGGTCGTATTGCGCTACGTCCTCCAGACGGGAGGACTTCGAGAAGGGCGGCGTGGAGACACGGTTGATGGGTCGTCAGGCCGCGTTTGAGACCGCTCGGGCGTACACATCTTCCGACGGCGTTCAGGACCCGGCAGGTGTGTTCCGGGGGGTGTTTCGTGAGGACACCCGGTTCGCCCCGTGGGACCACTATGCGTACGGGAATGGGGGCATACATTACTTCCACCCGAGCGACCGAAACGAGTTGTTGAAGGACATCCCCCGGGATGAGCTGGGGAGGCTCGCACCGGCAACGACCGAGGAGAAGGTGGCCGTCGGCACGACGCTGATATTGAGCGACGAGGGCCGGTTTGCTCTGGCGAACGGGTGGGACGCGTACAAGGTGCCGGTTGGGGTTGTCCTCCTCAACCGCACTGCGGGGATCGTGCAGGATGCTCAGGGATCGGAACCGCGATGGGCACCGCCGGTTGGGTCTGGCGATGCTGCGGCCACTCTGCGCGGTGAAATGTTCGGTGGCGTCGGGTCGGGTCCGCAGGGACCGCGAACCGAGGAGCAGAAGGCCGCGCGGAGGGAGGCGATCGCCCGGAACCGTGAGGAGCGGGCGAAAGCGGAGAAAGAGAAAGTCGCCGCTCCTGCGGCTACAGGTCGCGTCCCCGCGAAATACAACGATTGGCATGAGACGGTCAAGGACCCGGCGTTCAAGGCGGAGGCGCTCATCACCGCTGACGCTTACCTCGCTCAGATGGCGGGGGCCAAGACTTCGGGTGGGGTTCCGTTGGACTTCAGTGCTGCGCGTCCCGTCGAGGGGAAACCCGGCGAGTGGGAAAACGTGCGCGGCGACCCGAGTCTTGGCGCTATCGCCCAGTTGCAGGGCTTCGACGGGTTGCCGACGGTGGTATCCGAGGGAGAGCTAGACAAGGTCATCGCTGAGAATCCGAGGGCCGAGTTCTTCCGC